ATAGTTGCAAGTTGGTCATAACTGAAATCTCTTGTTAGAGTCATTTTAAAAACCTCTGTGTGTTTGTATATACTAATGATAATCGAAAATTATCAAAAAGCAACGAGCAGATGTGACAGTAATTAAACTGGCACATCATAGGTTGCCTTATTCTTAAGAATATGCCAATACTGTTCATAGGTTAGAGTTTCTTCTTCCTCTGTATCCATATTCAAAACTATATCAAATGGGTAAAAAGCATAATACTTAAAATGCTCATCTACATATTCTTTAATTTGTTGATACTTATTCATACATATCCTCTATATCAGGTAAATTAAAGTATTCAGCGGTATCTGTCCATAGTTCGCTATCCCAACCCGCCATTTCTTCAAATACACTTACTTGTCCAGTATCTTGGCGTATATTCTCAAAGTCAATATGTGTTTGCTCTGAAATAATCTCTCTCATTTGATCTGGCGTTAAGTTGTCAACATAGTCAGCAACAAAACGTCTAACAACTTTGTCATACTCTGACATTTGCATAATGTTTGCCATTAGTTTGCCTCCTCTACATTTTCGATAACTTCTTGAATAGTGTCTGTAAAGTATTCATCAAAATACTCTTCGATCTCAACCATAGCATCATTAAATGTTTGGTCATCTATCCATCTTTGCATATCGTCAGTAACATATATGACCAAATCTTTCATTGACATATTGTCAACAATTCGATCAACATAGTACTCTTTGAGAGCAGCAAACTGTTTGTCAGTTAGATTTTGTGCCTTAAGTAAGGCATCTTTGTTTGTTTTGTTCATGTCAATTAATGGAAAAATAGTGTGTCATTATCAGGATATTCTTGTAACTTAAGATGAGCAACTGCTGCTACCATAGTCCACACTTTTTGACCTGATAGTTTCTTATCGTCACAATGATAAGCAACTGTGTCCTCTAAAAGTTCGAGAACATCAGTTGATTCATTAAAGAGTTTTTCGTATTCTGTTGGATTCATAAGATGATGCTCCCACCATAAAGATTTTTGTCATAACCATACTTCAATACAAGTATGTCTCTCACTCTCTCTCTATCGAGTGAGTCGCCGTCGCCCCAAGTGAAATGCTCATCATTACGAGCAGTGATCTCATGTAAGTAGTCATAGATCGCTCCTAAAATGTCAACTTTAGAAACTCTCTTGCCTGTTTTCATGTGGTTCATAGGGTACAAAACGTCATCTACATCGCCATAGAAATCATTGACGTAATTTGTGAACTCAACTAACATATCATTGAGTTTTGTTGATGATTGACCTGAGTTCATAAAACCTCTGTGTTTGTTATATTCTAATGATAGTCGAATATGGCAATAAAGCAACGAGCAGATGTGCCAGTAATATAAGTGGCACACCTTTGATTGAATTGTTTACCATTCTGGTGTAGGTTGCTCCCATTGCTTGATTAACACTTTATCTAACTCAGCATATAATTTTCTGGCACATTCTGAATTGACTTTAACAATATCAATTTTCTTATCATCATTCTCAGAATAATAGAAATTGAGGCAATCAATTAAATGTTCCATCTGCTGTGGTGTAAAATCCATTTTATGCTCCTTGATACTGATTTACAATAATGTCCTCTATTTGAGCAAGTTGCTCATCATCAAGTAAATTAACTATGGCATCAAGCATATCATAGAAATTGGCATCATTACTTTCATAGAGAGCACATAACTCTGTAAAAACTGTAAGTGACTTGTCGCCTTTGTAATATGTCATTGTTGCCACCCGCCATTTACTTCTGGTTTAGTATCTGAAAAACCAACAACATAACTTGTTTCATTATCAGCAATGTCAGCAAGTCTGCCTAGTTTATGACGAATTTTTCTAAAGTTTACGTCAAATTCATCACTATATTTGTCAGTAATTCTGTTTGGCGTGGATAGGATTAACTTCAGCAGAGCATCACACTCTGCTGCTGTCAATTCATTCATTTCTTTTAACTGTTGTAAGTTCATGCTACTTTTAAGTCCTCGAAATTAGGATAGTCTGCTGGAATTGTTCTCTCATTATATGCTGGTTCATCAAGAAATCCTTTAGTTTCTTCATTCCAAAAATCAATAGAAATACAACGCCATTTGTTGTTTAATTCAAAGATGTAAGCAAACTCGCCACAGCACTTGTCTGTGTCAATAAGATACTCTTTTTCATCTTTGTGTAGTCTAGGAGCATTGTCCTCTAGTTTCTCGCCTCTCTCTGTGTAGTATAGAGGTCTGAACTCTTTTAGTTCATCATGCTCCCAATCTGAGTCAGTATAGCAACAACTCATGTTACCGCCATCAATTAGTTCAGCGATTGACTCTCTTGTATTATAGTGTTTGTTAAGTGTTACACCTAACCACTCTGGGTATCCGTCCCAGTGATGATATACTGATAGGATTGACCCATCTTCTAGTCTTAAACCTAGTCTTGAATTGGTTGACATAAAACCTCTGTGTTTGTATATTTGAATTATAGTCGCTCAGGGCAAGAAAGCAACGAGCGAGTGTGACAGTATTTCAACTGTCACAATGTAGCAGGGTCACTTGGCATACTGGTAGGAGCAAGTGTTAATGTGATATTCTCAAGAACAGCAGGGGCAAGTAAACTGCCATCAAATGAGCAACTGCCATCTTCATTCTTGTTTCCTAATTTATCACATAATGCCTGATTTACCATTTCATATAGAAATGTATCTGTCTTAGGATTATTGACAATATAGTCAATAACCTCTAGTGTTATGGCATCAGCAAGTTTGCCTATTGTTTCTTTAGATAATGTCAAGTTAGTTCTCCCTCCTCTGAAATTGAGTCTAGTTGAAAGTCATAGAACATATCGTCACGTTGATAATTACTATCTGGATAATGTCCTCTATTATATAAGGCAATCGCCTCTTCTTCGGTTTCAGCATCTATCTCAATATCAGCATAACCTGTAAACCTTTCTGTGATGATAAATCTTTTCATTAATACTTGCCTCCTGTGTTATTAATGTCTATGAAAGTGTCATCATCATCTGAAAAATAGTCATATAACTCATTAATATGAGTCTGCAAATCTAAGAGGCAATCGCCAATCGAAATACTTGAACCTTCCCAATCTTTTGGAATATCCATTAATGTTTTTGGTTCTTCTTCAAATTGACTTTTATCATATTCTTCTATGATGTCATTATTGATTGAATGACCCTTGATAGTTTCAACAACGTCATTAATGTTGAAAAGCATATTTGCCATGTAATCTCTGTTCATTTCTCTATCTCCAAAGAATCAATAAATGCAACACAATGCTCAGTAAATTTCTTCACATCAATCGGTGCTACTTTGTCATCTTCTTCGCCAATATAATAGAATTGGTTATTGATGTTTGAAATCAAAGTAAGAAGTGCTGTTTCGTTGTTTGTGTACATTCTACCAATCTCCGTTAGAATCAGCATAGCAATCTTCATTCCAATGCTCTGTCTCTTCTAGGATACCTATGTGTCTCATAATGCCATCATAGATTTCCATACCTGATCTTGACATTCTACCACATGAGTAATCCCAACCTAACTCGGTCAAGTTGTCAACGATAAACGAAAGTGAAACTTTTTTCATAAGTGTTTGTTTAATTGATATACTAATGATAATCGGGATAAATTAAAAAGCAACCACCCCATGTGCCACTATCTCAACTGGCACACTCTTTTGGATAGGTGCGATCATACCAACCATATTATAGAATGCTATGATTATTAAGTGTATCATGTGAGACTTACTTCTTTTTTCCATTCTTGTCTAGCATTGAAGTTAGCATAAGAGAATTGTTGACGTTTTACAAGTTTGAATGTACCATATTTGTTAGTCATCACATAACCCTCATGTTCATAAGGCATATTCTCAAATAAACATTGAACATTCTCTGTAGTAGTGATGCCTTCCATAAGTAATTCTTTTATCTCAATTATCATATTGTATAAGTGAAATAAGTTTCTGGAATATCCAGTATCATTTGCCAATTTATCAGCGTCAAGTTTTTGCCCTGATCTAATATAACTATTGATATTTATTTTTAATTGTGGAATATCGTCACTCTTAGGAAACTGTACAAATGGTATTACAGTTTTAGCAAGTGTGATAAGTAAACTTAATCTAAAATGTCTGTTAGATATTGATGCACTTGTATCAATAAAATGTACACCATAACTTTTAGACTCTCTGTAATGAAACTTAGCATCTAACTCTTGTATGGTAGCACCAATATACTGTGTATGAGTAGCAACAACAATATCGTCAATTACATCATCAAATTTATATGTAATTGTGTTTGGTGTATGGGTATCTGAACCACCATAACCAATAAAGTCGCCCTGATAAATGCCATCATTATGTGGCAATCTGTCAAGACATATATGTAGAATCGAAGCGACTCTAGGTGTATGTCCATGATTAGATTCAATATCAGTATGAGTATAGTTTATCTTGATTTTTCTCTTATTGAATACTGATTTAGTTCCTACAAAGAATTTGCCATTTTCTGGGTTAGTTCCATATACTATGGCGGGGGCGCCATCATATTTGACGGATACCTGACTCTGTTTAGTATCTAAAAACCTGATAGCATCAAGTGCTCCCTGCTTACCAGTAAGCACATGATCTTCAATGTGTTCCAAGTGTTTGTTCTTCATACTACCATTATAACACATGGCACTAGGTTTTCAACCATCTATGTGCCAGTTTGTAAAGTGGTTGGGCGGTAGTTGAGTACGCAACTGTTTGAACTACCATTAAGTATGTTGACCTAGAATTAACTCTCATACACCCAAGAGAGTGTCAGGGAGCGGGGCGAACTGATCTGAGTTTCACTCATGGCGCCCAAATTTACCTGCTGGGAATCGCTTACACCTGTACCCCTACTACATCAGTTACTGTGAGAGGCATAACCCATGACTCCAGATGATGTTTCGGGCAGCAGAACCGCATATCCCTGACATTTATATAATAGTCTATTGTGGCAATAAAGCAACCACCTCATGTGCCAGTTTGTTAACTGTCATGCCATTGGTATATTGAATGACATTATTGTTCTTTGTTTCTTTGATGGATTAACTGGGCACTCATGTAATAATAATGATGGAAATACAATTATCTCTCCTTCCTTGACAGGCGGTTGTGCTTTGTGTATTGTACCATAGTAAGGATTAGGAAATGGCGAATAGAATGATGTGCCTAAATGTTCCTTTTCATCAAACTCAACATATAATACACATGATAAGTTCATCATACCATGATTATGAGCACCATGATGCTCTCCCTGAGTATATTGTTGTGACCATAATTGCCAGTAATCTAAACTTTTTACTGGGCACTCTCCTCTGTATCTGTCTGCCAATCCCTCTGTGAATACTTGTACTATCTCATCTAATTCTTCTGCCATTACACTACAAAACTCATCAAAATATGGCGGGCGAGTATTATATTTAAAGTAGTCTGTCTTACACTCTTTAGCATCAAGGAAAGCAACATCATCATCACTAAGTTTAATCATTTCGAGCAACTTAGGTTTCTTTTCTGCCCAGTTGTTCACAGTAAATTTATTGATGCCAATGGCAAATAACATTAGAGATTCATTCATTTACTTTTATAGTTTTTTCTAGTTTTTCTCTTTGGTTTTATACCATGTGGGTCACGTTTCAATGCTGCCTTTAATTTCTTTAGATACTTTAAGTGATTAGGATAAACTATTTGCATCAACTCTTTTTTAGTTTGCCTTTCTTCTTTAGTCATCTTTATCATAAAACTTTAAATCATTGCCTGGAAATGGACTATCTAACCAATCCGTCAAATCATCAAGAAACAAATCAACTTCTTGATATTCTTCGCCTGTGTAGGTCATTTCTTGCATTATTGCCTCTGCTTTGGCAAGTTGTAATTCATCAACTAGAAATAACATTCTATCAGCATAATGTTGTTCCATTTTTGCTAAGTTTAGATGACGAATTTTGTCCATTTTGTTTGATTCCATTGTACTATCTAGTTACTTTTTTCTGTTAATGATTGATTCCTGTGCCTCTCCTTTGATAAAGATAGTATCAACAACACTCTGTAATCTCTTTTCTGTAGAGATACCTACATTGTTATACACTGGCACAAACATCTTGCCAAATGGTTTCTTGAAACCTTTTGTCTGTGGTTTTAGTTCTCCTGATTTTAGTTTAGCAGCATCACTTTTGTCAAGTCTGATGACTCTACCAATAGTCTGTGCCATAGTAATAAGATCAAGGTTTCTCATAAGAATGGCAGCAGTAAGTCCGCTGACATTCATACCCTCTGATAGTATAGAATGATGAAACAATAGAAACTTCTTAGTTTCATCACTGCCCCACTTGTTCATCAAGTTGAAAAATGTCTCTCTGTTTACTTTTTTACCATTGATGATAGCACCATACTTTGATGTAATCCACATTACATTGTATTTCATAGTGTGGCATATTGCCTGAAAGTCTGTCTTTGTGATAAGGTTACGAATGTTTGCTGTTGATTTGGCAGTGACCAACACTTTGTCCATGTGTTTCTCATTCTTGAGAGCATCAAGGATAACTTTCTTATCAATTTCTTCCTGACTCTGAAAATGTCCAACTGGATATTTTACTGCCTTGACTTTTGGCGGTATGATATAACCTTTAGCAATCAAATCAGGAGCAGGCACTTGAGCAATAACTTTGCCAAATGTTTTGCCATTCATACCCATGTCTGGAATATTACTGTTCTTAGGTGTAGCAGTAAAGAAATACTTACGATTAGCATAGTCTGAGAAATGTTTGACAGCGGGTAAGAAATTACTCTGTACTGAATTGTGTGCCTCGTCAAAATAAATTGTATCCACCTCAATATCCTGTGCTTCCTGTACTCTGTGAAGTGAGTGATATGTTGTAAAGATCAAGATATTCTTGACAGTTTTGTGATACCACTGCTCCATAACTTTGGGGCGAGTGGTCTGGAAATGGTGTGTATCTCCACTATGAACATGGCACACTGCCACATTATCAATATGCTCAAGAAACTCTGAACATAGTTGATTTGCCAATAATATTCTAGGAGCAACAACAACTATGGTCTGAGGCACAGGCATACTGAATCGCCACTTGGCATCTTGTATCATACATAGGGTCTTACCACCGCCTGTAGGTACAAGAACTTTGCCTTTTGATTTTGTTGTCATCAACTGAATAATGTCTTTTTGATGATCTCTCAATTCCATAGTGTTTGTGTCAATAATCATATTCTAATAAAAATGCCCCTTGATTCAAGGGGCATTGTGACAGTTTTAGAACTGTGCTAGTAG